CGATATTCAGATCAATGATTCAGTCACGATTGAATTACAAGATTCGACTGCAACTTTCACGCCCATCTTTGGTGGCACAATTACCGATTGCACTATTGCGGTCAGTGCTACTGGAAATATCGGAATCAATCAGACAATTTCAATCATCGCTCTGGGAGCTTTGTCTAGACTTCCAAAAGCTTTGACTGATGGAACGCTGGCATCAGCTCACGACGGAACTCAGATTCTGCATATCTTGCAGGATCTATTGCTCAATAATTGGTCTGAAGTGCCAGCGGCTTTAACGTGGGCAACCTATGATCCAACTGAGACTTGGGCGAATGCCCAAAACGTCGGACTTGGCGAAATTGACACCCCAGGTGATTATGACCTTGCAGCTCGTACAGCTGATAGAATAGACATGTATTCTCTAGTTTCAGCTTTAGCCACTAGCGGACTTGGTTATATCTATGAAGATGCATACGGGCGCATCAGTTACGCTGATTCGACTCATCGCAGTCAATATCTTGCTCTTAATGGATACACCGACGTTTCAGCTGCCCAAGCTCTTTCAGGTGGCATTTCAATCGTTACCAGAGCTGGAGACGTTCGCAATTCAATAACCTTGAAATATGGATCTAATTCAGCCAGCGAAACAACGCCATTCGAAAACGCTGAATCTATTGGACTCTATGGACGACTTGCTCAGATAATCAGTACGACTTTGAAGAATCACACTGATGCCGATGACCAAGCTGAATTCTATCTGACACTGCGTGCATTCCCACAGCCGATGTTCAATCAGATCACTTTCGAATTGACCAATCCAGAGCTTGATAATTCTGACCGCGATTCACTTATCAACATATTTATGGGCTTACCGCTCCGAATCTTAGACTTACCATTGAACATGTCTGCTGGAACTTATCTGGGTTTCGTTGAGGGTTGGACATTCCGTGCAGGATACAATTCAGTTTCGGTGACGGCATTGCTTTCACCGTTGGCATTTAGCCTTCAAGCCATGAAATGGCAAGATGTCTCAGTGCTAGAAAAGTGGAACACAATTTCACCAACACTCGACTGGGCAGATGCCCTAGTCGTCGCATAAGGAGCAGATATGAGCAATCCAACAACTCCGTTCAGCTGGCAGATGCCGACATCGACGGACTTGGTGACTGATTTACCAGCAGACTTTGAAGTCTTTGGTCAAGCTGTTGCCACTTCAATGGCTGACCTATTAGGCGGCACAACAGGACAGATTCTTTCAAAAACATCTAACACAGACATGGATTTCACATGGATTGCCAATGATCAAGGTGACATCACTGGAGTAACTGCAACGTCTCCTCTAACTGGTGGCGGAACATCAGGTGCAATTACAGTCGGCATTCAAGATGCATCAACAAGCCAAAAAGGATCAGTGCAACTTTCAGATTCGACTTCGACAACTTCATCAGTCTTGGCCGCAACACCGACAGCAGTAAAAGCGGCTTATGATTTAGCTGCTGCGGCTCAACCTAAAGCTTCAACATATACAGCAAAAACCGCTTCATATACTTTCGCAGCTGGAGATGAATACAACATCTTTTCAATGAATAACGCTGCAACTCAGCAATTCAATATCCCAACAGATGCAACATATAACTTCGCAGTAGGAACAGAAATCAACGTATTCTGGATTACTGGCGCAGGGCAACCAACCATAGGAGCAGTGACTCCAGGAACAACAACCGTAATTTCAACTGGGGCGACCAGTGCAACACCAAAACTGCGTATTGCTAATTCTGGTGCTACTTGTAAAAAACTAGCTGCTAATTCTTGGATTGTATTCGGAGATTTAGCCTAATGACACCGATGCTTGGAATTATGGCTTCACAGATAAGCGGTCATTTAGCAGCTCCATCATTTCTGGCTTCTATAACTACTGGATCAGGCGACCAAAAAGGCAGAGCCATTTCACTCTATAACAGTGATCTTTATGTTGCTGGAAATGATGCTGCAGGTGGTGGCCTCTTTCAAAAGATAACAACTGCTGGATCAGTCTCAGTTTCTAAATATCTCAACAACGGCACATCCTTAGGCGTTGGAAAAGTAGCCAATGATGGCGCAGGTAACTTCTATCTTGCAAACACCTATGGCGCACAATCTGCTTTGGTAGTCAAGATAAATTCTTCAGGGGCAATTCAAGCTCAAAAAGAATACGGCGGCCTTTATTCAACTATGGGCATCCTATGGGATGCTACTAATAGCGTTGGGTATTTACCAGTTTATCCATCAACAGGGGGCAAAGGCGCATTGATAAAAGTAGATAGTGCCTTGGCTATATCTTGGCAGAAACAATTTTCAACGACTGGCGGCGCCGCCGATGACCAATATCTTTATACAATAGCTTTAGATAGCTCTCAAAATCCGCACGTTTTTGGCTACGCTTATGGTGCTACTGAAAACCTTATTATGAAAATGACTACTGCTGGTGCTATCACTTGGCAAATAAATCCACAAGGGCCAACAATTATTGGCGGAGCAGTTGATTCTTCAGGTAATGTTTATGCTATGGGCTTTAGTGGCCCAAGTTTATGGAAATTTAATTCATCTGGTACGGCACAATGGGTTCGCCGATGCACATCTGGAATTGGTCTTTTTAGATCAGGAGAAAACTCACTGACATTAGCAGCTGATGGTTATTTGTATTATGTTGGTTATTATCAAACTGGTGGAACGGCTGGTGAAGGTGGCTTCATCATCAAATACAATACAAGCGGCACTATCCAGTGGCAACGCACAATCAAATCTGCTGCCGATAATATCCGCTTGCAAGGAATTGTTGTTGATGGATCTGCTATGTATGTGACTGGATCTATAGCTACCAACGGCGGCGATGTGTTTATGGCTGCTTTGCCTACTGATGGCAGCCTTACAGGTACTTATTCACTAGGCGGCACTAATATTGTTTATGCAGCTGGTGGCTTCACTGAGGCAGATCCAGGTTATACCTCTGCAACACAAAACGTCACTTCTGCTAATTCAAGTTATTCAGCAACAACTCCAACATACACAGCTACAACATCAACTGCAACAGTGACAAAGGTGACAATATGACTATTTACATCAATGCCGACACTAATGAATATCCAAGATATGAAGCCGATGTATTACTCAATCCGACTGCTAATTGGGCTGAAGTCGCAGAAACTCACACACCTTTAGCTGCAGATGATGAAATGGCCTTTCAAATTGAGCCAATTTTGATTGATGGTGAATACGTCCAACAGTGGAAAATCAGAAAACTTAATGATGACGAACTTGACACAATTAAGCCATAACGGATGGAAAGCATCGAAAGATGCAGCTGAAATCCACATCATCAGCGTTCCAATCGAGGGAACAAAGGTCAAGGTGCGATGTGCGAAAACCGTCGCGCCATTGATTGCTGGATTCTGCAAAGAATTTCACCAGCTGATTGAACCCATTGACGAAGGTGCGCTGGATGATTGGGGTTATGCGTTCCGCATGGTACGTGGCTCAACTGACAAGCTGAGCAATCACGCATCGGGAACAGCCATTGATCTAAACGCTACTAAACACCCGCTCGGCAAAGTCGGCACATTCCCATCAGAAAAGGTGGCAATGATTCGAGCTTTAGCCAAGAAGTACGGGCTAAAATGGGGCGGCGACTACAAAGGCAGAATTGATGAAATGCACTTCGAAATCGAATTGAGTGAAGCGAAGGTCGTTGCACTCATCGGGAGCTTGAAGCTAGGAGATAACTAATGGATCAAGCAAAAGCAATGCTGGCATCATGGGCAAGAAGCTCTGTCGCTGGCGCGTTGGCTGTCTATATGACTGGCAATACAAACCCGAAGGATTTAGCAATGGGCTTAGTCGCTGGACTCGTTCCAGTCTTGGCGCGTTGGGCTAATCCGAATGATGTAGCTTTCGGCACGAAGAAGTGAGCGTCGGCGAATGGACGGCAGTCGGTGGTCTTGTCATTGCGGTGCTGACTGCCATCTATTCGTCAATGCGATTCATGGTGAAGTCGATCATGCGAGAGCTTTCACCGAATGGGGGAAATTCTTTGAAGGATCAGGTCAGTCGGATAGAAGCCAGACTTGACCAACTAATGCTTGAAATCGCTCTAAAGAAGTAATCGACACGCCGATTCTCAGGCGGGAATCTTGAAATTGTCGGATAAGCCTGTCACTCTCTATTTTGGGAGCTGATTCGCAGCTCTCAGAATCGGGAGCAATTATGACAACGAGTGAAGTCGGGCTATTCGTACTTATGGCGATAGCGTGCATTCTCTGGGCAATATGTAGTTATGCAGTTGGATACAAAGAAGGCCACAAAGATGGCTACCAACGCGGCAAGGCTGTTGGACGACACGCATCATCTAAGGCGGTCATCTAATGGGATTCTTGGACAACTACGAAGCTGCACGCGCTCGCACAGATCGTTGGATTAAGACATATCCAACTGGACGCATTGAAACACGCGTCATGGAATTCGATGCTGAAAAGGGCTACGTGCTAGTAAAAGCCGAAGCGTATCGAAACGACACAGATCAACATCCAGCAGGCATCGACTACGCTTACGGCTATCAAGGCGCATACGTCCAAAACATGAAACGCTGGTTCGTCGAGGATACTTGCACATCGGCAATTCTTAGAGTCATGCAGCTTGTCATGGGCGGTGCTGAGCGCACGGT